CCAGAAGACTGGCTGCCGATGTACTTTGAAAAGCGAGTTTGGGACCCGTTGGCCCGGAAGGAAACGACGGTCGCGGAATGGGAAGCTAGTTGGGGACATAAGCCCAATGCCAGCCCTGTACTTCCTGGGCAATAGGCTTCTCGGCTCTTCCCCTGAGCTTTCCCGATGGGACGATCTTAAGGTAAACCATAACAACTTGGCTTACTTTTGCCCGACTTGTGGGGATATCTGGGGGAGGGTTGCAGATGATCGCTGCGTGGGCTGGTTTCCAGTCAACGTACCCTGCGCCAAGCACGGAAACGGAAGTTTCATTTTCGTCTGGCGCAATTCGTTCGAAGAACTCCCGCCGGAGGTTCTCAAATACGAACTCGATATCCGGCTTAGCAGATTTACTGGAGATTAAAATGGAAATTGTCTTAACTATCGTTGTAGTCATAATCGGCTGGAACGTCCTGGCAGCGATCTTCGGATCATTTTTTGATTAAGGCGTTATCATGAAATATCGTAAAAAACCTGTAGTTATCGAGGCATCGCAGTGGTTCAAAAACGGCGATCACCCACTGGACTACGATGGCCGCCCGGCGGCAGAAATGCTCAGCTTTGGAGGTCAAGTTGTGCGCCGATATCGCCATCCAGACGTTCCCGGAGACAAGCCTTGCGAGCAATGCGGAAAGCCACACCATGTTCACGGCTGGATTGACACGTTGGAACAAGGGCACCGGGTGTGTCCCGGAGACTGGATCATCACTGGCGTAGCTGGCGAAATGTATCCATGTAAGCCCGCGATTTTTGAAAAAACCTATGACAAAGTTCACTTGAGTATCAAAGACAATGACTGAACCAACCATCAACTCCGGCTTGCCCGGTTTTAACGTTATGCTCATGGGGCCAGCCGGCTCCGGCAAAACCCACGCCATCGGGACTCTAGTCGAAACCGGACTCGAAGTGTTCTATCTGGCCCTCGAACCAGGCCTGGAGTCCCTAACCGGCTACTTCACCGACCGGGGTAAGCCGGTCCCCGAAAACCTCCATTGGCATACCCTCAAGGCCTCAGACACCTCATTCCTCGAGATGTTGGAGAACGCAACCCGGATCAATACGCTATCGCTGGAATCCTTGGCGAAGATGACCGACCCGAACCGAGGTAAGCATAACCAGTTCATTGAACTATTCAGGAGCTTAAATGACTTCGAAGACCAGCGAACAGGAAAAAAGTTCGGATCAGTCAACACTTGGACAACAAAGCGAGTTCTCGTTATCGACTCCCTTACGGGGCTCAACAACGCGGCATTATCGCTTGTTATCGGAGGAAAACCTGTGCGCTCTCAGTCGGATTGGGGTATTGCTCAGCAGCAACTCGAAGGATTGTTACGTAAGCTTTGTGACGGGTGTACATGCCATTTCGTTCTCTTGGCTCATGTTGAGAGGGAAGCCGATTTGGTTCTTGGTGGGGTTAAGCTTATGGCCTCGACTCTCGGCAAAGCACTTGCGCCCAAGATTCCCGCCATGTTCTCTGACGTTATCCTCACCGTTCGCCAGGGAGATAAATGGACGTGGGATACAAGCAATGCAATGGCTGACCTAAAAACCCGCAATCTCCCGATTAAAGGGGACAACCCGCCGAACTTCGCGCCGATTGTAGCGAAATGGAAAAGCCGGGGAGGTATAGCTTAAAAACTTCTAGTTGACAGCTGGGTGGAGTTGGCTGACAATTCAATTCCACCGCGCATAACGAGTGGCCACTGCTTGTAATCGCGGACTTTTCAGTGGCATTTCTTTAATCCTTTGGAGCTTATCATATGTTTTCCCCTGAACAATTCCTCGACATGCAGACAACGGATTCGAACGACACAAAAGTCATTCCAATCCCCCCAGGCGAGTATTTCGCCGTTGTCAGTGAAGTAAAAGTAAGACCTTGGCAGTCAAAAGCCGACCCAAGCAAGGCGGGCATTGCCCTCGACATCCAGTGGGCGCTCGACGACCAAGGCCTGCGCGAACTCCTGGGCCGGGATACCATTAACGTCAAGCAAGGCGTCATGCTCGACATGACCGAAGCCGGTGGCCTGGACATGGGCAAAGGTCGAAACGTCGGTTTGGGCCGCTTGCGTGAAGCCACAAACATGAACACCCCTGGCCAGCCTTTCAGCTTCACCATGCTGACCGGCCGGATGGCGAAAGTCAAGGTCGAGCACCGAGTCGACGGCGAGAACATCTACGCGGAAATCAAACAAGTCGCACGCGCCGGTTAAGTTTTAGCCTTAAACGATCGGGGGTTACTTGTAACCCCCTTTCTTTTACGGCTCAAGCTTTAGTACGAAGCCCTGTTGGACGCCGAAAGTTGCCCGGCGTTTTTGGTGCTTGAGTCCTTTTATTTGTTAATCCTTGCCCGAGGTAATTACCCGTGCGTTTCAGTCAAGTTGGGTATCTCCCACGGAAAATAGCGGCCATTAGGGACGTTTTCCGGTCCGGGACTATACCTACTATTCCCCGCGATTTTCAACCGAATGCCGCCCCTATTCCGGCCCGAATTTCGGCATTCCTGCGGCCTATTTTCAACCGTCCCATAACCCCCAAGTAACCCATAGGAGTTTCTCCGTGCCACTTATCAAAATAGACCTAATTCTAGTCCGAGCCGAGCGCCAGCGCCAGGAATTCGACGCAGAGAAAATGCAGGAACTTTCGGATTCGATCGAAGCTCGTGGATTGATGCATCCGCCAGTGCTGCGAAAAATCAACGATGACTGGGTGCTGGTCGCAGGCGAGCGTAGGTTAAAAGCCATCCGGGATTTGCATACTTTAGGTGCGCAGTTTAACTTCGGCGGGGTCGTAGTCCCAGAAGGTTATGTGCCTTACACCGACATCGGGTCGTTATCTGACCTCGAAGCGGAAGAGTGCGAACTGGATGAAAACCTCAAGCGGGCGGATTTGACTTGGCAAGAGCACGCGACAGCAGTTGCAAAGTTGCATAAGCTGCGGGCATCGCAGCGACAGCTGGAAAATCTAATTAACTCTACCCTCGGGGGGCCTCCTCTGCTCGCCCATACCATCGCAGACACCGCCATGGAAATTCTAGGCAAATCCGAAGGCGCTTACCAAGACGGCATCCGGAAAGAAATCCTCGTCTCGCGTCACTTAGACAATCCCTTAGTCGCGAAAGCCAAATCCGCGGATGAAGCCTTTAAAATTCTCAAAAAGTCGGAAGACGCAGCAAAAAACGTCGAGCTAGCGCGGACAGTCGGAGCGACCTTCAATGCGGACCTGCATACGTTGCTGAATGTCAATTGCCTTGACTATATGAAGACAGTTGAAGGTGAATTCGATGTTATCGTAACCGACCCTCCCTACGGCATGGGAGCTGATCAGTTCGGGGATGCCGGGGGTAAGCTAGCCGGAATCGAGCATCGTTACGATGACAGTTATGAATCCTGGCAAGTCTTGATGAAAGAATGGACTCGGCTTTCGTATCTAATCTGCAAGCCGCAAGCCCATGCCTATGTTTGCTGTGATTTCGACTTGTTCCACGAACTCAAAGTGATGATGCAAGTTGCTGGCTGGTACGTTTTTCGCACTCCGCTTATAAATCACAAAATGAATTCCGGGCGAGTTCCCTTACCTGACCAGGGACCTCGTCGCCAGTACGAGATAATCCTCTATGCGATTAAAGGTAAAAAACAAACAACCCACATCTACCCAGATGTAATCTCAACTACTCCCGACGAGAACTTCTCCCATGGAGCCCAAAAGCCCGTTGCCCTGTATCAAAACCTCCTCCAGCGCTCAGTCAAGCCCGGAGACCGGGTTTTCGACGCCTTCGCCGGGTCCGGGACTATCTTCGAAGCTGCCCATGGCTTTAAGGTTACAGCTGTTGGCTGCGAACTCAACCCTGAGTACTATGGCATGTCGCTTGCGCGAATTGCTCGTTGCAAAGCACTCGAGCAGCCAGGACTCTTCTAATGATCCGCCCGACAGGTCCCGCGCCAGCGCGGATAATGATAGTTGGGGAAGCCCCGGGCGACGAGGAAATACGTCGTGGGGAGCCCTTTGTGGGTGCATCTGGGACGGAGTTATCGAAGATGCTAATGGAAGCGGGGATCTCGCGCTCGGCATGCTTCGTCACGAATGTGATTCGTGTAAAGCCTCCAGGGAACGACATCGCGGCCTTTATAGCAGATCGTAAGAAAGACGTAACTCCGCAACATGGATTGATCCGCGACCGCATGTGCCTGCCCCCGGTCTGGGAAGGGGTTTCGCTGCTACAGCGAGAAATCGAGATGGTCAGGCCCAATGTGATTATCGCCTTAGGCAATGTCGCAATGTGGGCGCTTACTGGAAAATGGGGAGTTACGACTTGGAGGTCGAGCTTGCTTCAATGTGACCTTGAACTCGCGCTGGACTATAAACCAAAAGTTATCCCGACGTATTCCCCGACGGTAGTCTTCCGGCAATGGAGCTGGCGTCAGATCATGGTGCACGACTTACGCAGGGCGAAAAAGCACGAAAAGATCAGGGATGTTTCTCCCGTGGATTATCAATTCATAATCCGCCCGAGTTACGAAACCGCACTGGAATACCTTACCGCACTCCATCTCTTAGTTGTCCGGCGCCCAACCCCACTCGCAGTTGACATCGAAACCCGAGCCGGGCATACCGCTTGCATCGGCATAGCATGGTCCTCCCGCGAAGCAATCTGTTTCCCGCTAATGTGCGTCGAGCGGAAAGAAGGCTACTGGTCGGAGTCCGAAGAAGCGGAAATATCCTTCCGTCTTTACAAACTCCTAACCCACCCGAATTGCGAAGTCTTAGGGCAGAACTTCTCCTACGATGCTCAGTACTTCTGGCGCCATCTTCACTTTTTGCCGAACTTAAAACGCGACACTATGCTAGCGCAGCACGTTTGCTTTAGCAACATGCAAAAAGGTTTGGACTTTTTATCTTCGATGTATTGCGAATCCCACGTTTACTGGAAAGACGACGGGAAGTTGTGGGATGAAAAAACCGGTGAAGATCAGCTCTGGGCTTATAACTGCCAGGACGCAGTGATTACTTTCGAAGTCGATCAAATCGAGCAGCGCAATGTTGATGCAATGGGGCTTCGGGAAGTTCATGACTTTCAACAAGCCCTCTTCTGGCCAGTTCTCCGAACCATGAACAAGGGGCTTCGGGTTGACAAGGCCGAGCGCGGCAACTTCGCTATGATGCTGGTAGAAGAAATCGCCACTCGCGAGCAGTGGCTAATTGATGTCCTCGGGTTCCCAGTCAACATCAAATCCCCGAAGCAGATGCAGGAACTCTTTTATGAAATCCTGCGGCAAAAGCCCATCTTCAACCGCAAAACCGGGGGAGTGACTACCGATGATGAAGCACTTAATCGAATCGCTGATCGTGAACCTCTCCTACGTCCCGTCGTTAAGAAAGTTCAGGAGTTGCGGAGTCTTGGAGTGTTCCTATCCACCTTCGTCAACGCTCCTTTGGATATTGATGGGAGAATGCGCTGCAGTTTCAATATTGCGGGGACGGAAACTTACCGCTTCTCCTCCTCTCAAAACGCTTTCAACTCCGGACTTAACCTTCAGAACATACCTAAAGGTGGAGGAGGACCCGACGAACTCCAATTACCTAACATTCGGAATCTGTTCATACCCGATCCAGGGTTTACCTTTTTCGACATCGACCTCGCTTCTGCTGACTTGCGAATTGTCGTATGGGAGTCTGATGCCCGTGACATGAAGCAGATGCTCCGGGAAGGCCTGGACCCCTATACTGAAATTGCTAAGGAATTCTACCATGACCCCTCGATCACGAAAAAAGATCCTCGCCGCCAAACGTTTAAGAGCTTCGCGCACGGCACAAACTACCTTGGCACTGCTAAGGGTCTTGCCGAACGGCTGGGTCTCTCAGTGCATGAGGCAGAGAAAACACAATCATGGTACTTTGGTCGTTTTCCTGAAATCAAAAAATGGCAAGACGACATTAAAGATCAGGTTTACAAGCGGAGGATGGTACAAAATATCTTCGGCTATCGCACGTACTTCTTCGACCGTATCGAAGGCACCATTTTCAATCAGGCGGTCGCGTGGATTCCACAGTCCACAGTGGCCTGCCTTATCAACCGAGCCTACGTTGCAATAGACCGAGACTTGCCGGATGTGGACATCTTACTCCAAGTCCACGATTCGCTTGCAGGTCAGTTTCCAACCCACATGGGCGAGTGGATGGAAAAGCAGATCATAGCGAAATCTGAGATTGTTTTACCTTATGATGATCCTCTGGTCATCCCGATTGGTATTAAGACATCAACTAAAAGTTGGGGAAGCTGTGGATAATGGCACGCAAAAACAAGGATTGGCTGCAAGCCTTTCTAGACTATTCGCAGTTCGGAGAAGCCCCGAGACATATGTACTTTTGGGCTGGCGTGTCCGCGGTAGCTGGGGCGTTAAGGAGAAAAGTATGGATCGACCAAGCCTATTTCAAGTGGTATCCAAATTTCTACATTTGCCTGGTAGCCCCGCCAGGGATCGTGTCGAAGTCCACGACAGCGGGCGTAGCCCTGAGCCTCTTGCGAAGAGTCCCCGGAATCAACTTTGGGCCCGACGTAGTTACTTGGCCGGCACTCGTATCCGCGTTCGCCGAAGCGACCGAAGGCTTCGAGTACGACGGGAAGATCTGGCCGATGTCAGCAATGACGCTGGAAAGCTCCGAGTTCGGGAATCTGTTGAATCCGCAAGACAAGGAAATGGTGGACCTGCTGGTGAGCCTCTGGGACGGGAAGCAGGGGACTTTCGAGAAATCGACAAAGAACTCTGGAAAAGACAGTGTCGAGAATCCCTGGATCAATTTAATCGCGTGTACAACGCCGAGCTGGATCGCAGGTAACTTCCCCGAGTACATGATCGGGGGCGGTTTCACTTCCCGAACAATTTTCGTTTACGCTGACACAAAGGAACGTTATGTCGCATACCCCGGCCTTCAAGTCCCGAAAAACCTTGAAGCTCAGGCTCAGGATTTGGTGGATGACCTTACCCATATTTCTACAGCTTTGGCAGGGGAATATAAGCTTACGCCTGAAGCAGTGGGTTGGGGAGAAACTTGGTACAAGACACACTATTCGGTCCGCTCGGCGAACCTGGACATGGATCGATTCGGAGGTTACATCGCACGAAAACAGACCCACATCCACAAGCTCGCGATGGTTCTAAGCGCGTCAGAGTCCGACTCCATGCTAATCGAGCCTCATCACTTGATAACCGCGCATCAAATGGTTACTGACCTCGAGCCGGACATGCAGTTCGTGTTCAGCAAAATTGGCCGTTCAGACGCCTCGCTGCATGCTGAGCGGTTAGTGGGGTTTTTAGAGGCTCGGGGGGAAGTGGCTTTTCAAGAAGCTTACCGTCATGTGCATTCGCACTTCTCTTCCATGCGGGATTTTGAGGATGTGCTTTCCGGCTTAGTCCGTGCCGGGTTTGTAGTTCTGAGCAGTAAAAACGGGATTCCGACCGTTAAGTCTGGAATCCCGCTACCAACCGCCACGAATGGAGGAAAAGTTCGAATATGATTAAAAGCGAATCCCGGCAGGATTCTGCTGAGTTATCTGACCTCCGAATTGGCTGGGTGGTTGTGCTTGCATTGGCTGGCCTTGCCCTTGTCCTTGCCCTTGCGCTTGCGATAGCAGCCGTGCTATTAACTGCCGTTTGCGAAACTCTTCGGAATTGGGGTCGATGTTTGCGGCTTGCGCTTCGGGCGGAACCCCCTGCCGCAAGCTCGGATCAGTCGGCATCGCCTGCCCCATATTCTGCATCGCCTGCCGACCCGCGTTAATCGGCGCCTGCGCGATCCCGGATAACTTTTGCTTTATCATCTCCCAGTAACCTGGGGGAATCCCTTGTCCTTGATCCATTTTAACTCTCCTTAAGTTATTTCGATACGCCGCGAACTTTTTCCCAGCTACGCCCTGCGACATACCCAGTCATCACGACACCAAATAGCGTCAGCACGTGCTCGGGAATGGACTCCATCCAGGCGCCAAATCCCGAGGTAAAACTCGCTGCCATGTCCGGCCGAAATACCGACAGCAAGCCCATCGGGATCGACCATAACAGTAAAATATAAACAACGTACATGAAGCTCGGACGAGCCCTGGAAGTCCAGGGGTCAGCGCTGTTCGCTTCCGCAATAATCGCCGACAATTGCACCTTAACTTCTTCCAGCTCCCCGGACTGCTGCATGCGCAAAAGTTCGAGCTGCGCCTGAGCCGCGGCTGCCGGGTCCGGGAAAAGCTTTTCGATGATCTTGCTGCCGATTTCGAAGATCGGGCCTAGAATTAAGGGATTCATGTGAAAAACCTCGTTCCTGTTGAGTCGATAACTAACTTCTCCCGGCGACCTGGCAAGGGGAAGCTAATATGCACCCACTTACCGAATTCCAGAATCAACTGATCAAAGTCCAAATCGCTACCCGCAAGGCGCTTCATGATGGCCGCTGGAGGCCCGAAGCCCGCGCAAATAAAGTCAACTGCTTGGCCGGTTAGGTGTTGACTGGACTTGGCACCGCCGACTGCGTTGTTAATTGTCTGGGTCCGGTAGCCGGAAGTAATTGTAATCGGTCGATTTCCCAGTAATTCCCGAACCTCTTCCATGCATTCAGCCGTATGGCGCAAGGTGTTCAAAAGCTCGACTTGCGGCTGGTTTGATAGTTTTAACTTCACAGCCGTTTCCGACCTTGTGAATTCTTCTA